GCACTTTCCAGTTGGTGCCGTTCCAGATAACGGCCACCTGGACCGCACCGGCGCCGGCCACCGTGGAGCCCAGCGCGGGCGTGGTGGCGTCGGAAACAACCGCCTCGCTGCCTGTGATGAGGTTGGCGGTCGGCAGGTTGGCGACAGTCACCGGCTTGAACTGCATCAGCAGCTCATAGGCAGCGCCGCCGGCGTGGGCCGGATTCAGAATGTAAACGGCGTTGGTGTCGGTGGCGTAGTAGATTTTCGGCAGCGGGCCGTCGGCGTCGCTGTCCACTGTTGGCAGGTTGGCGATGAGGCCGGCCTGCAGGATGCTGAGATAACCGTTGCGCATGTGCGTTACTCCAGAATTTCGGTGAATGTCGGTGAAAGGAAAGGCGCCGCCCCATGAGAGACGGCGCCTTGTCCATTACTGTCCGCAGACTCGGGTGCCCAAGAAGGGGTCCAGGACGTCCGCGCCGTACATCATATCCCAGCGGTGGATATGCGCGCCGGTCTGGATGTCGGAACCGCGCCAGTAGCGCACGGCCAGCCCGGTTTCCGGGTCGGACGTGAAGCTGGCAACGCCGGTAAACGGCATCTGCAGGCGGGTGGAGACGAGCGAGATAGCCCGCTTCTGGAACGCCGCCTTGACGCGCATCTTGGCGGACGCCGCACCAGCGAACTGGATAAAGGCGTTGTTCGCCGGAACCGAGTCCACAGTGCCGAAGGCATTGTTGGCGTCGGTGCTCACACCGTCATTGGTGCCGGCCGCGATGATCGCCGGGCTGATGGACAGCGTTCCGGCGCCCGAGCCGTCCAAGGTGACATCCGCCAGCACGGTGAACTGCTGGAGATAGTCCAAGGCCTGCTGATTCCGCCAGTCCCACGCAAAGCAGTTCTGGATGGTGAACACCTCGCCAGCCTTGATGGTGGCAGCGGCGCCGCCGCCAGTGATGACGAAATTCTGCGTCATGCCCTTGGTGCCAGCCGAGCCTTTCACGGTGCGGTAGTTCACGTTCTGGTTGGCGCCACTCACCTGCGCGCCGGCCGCGGAGCCGTCGCCCTGGGTGCGAGTGCCCGCCGTCAGGAGCGGGGATTGCTGGGTGCCATACCAGTCTATCGTGCTGATGATCGGGATACGGGTCTTTTCCAGCGCGGTGGCGTTCTGGTCCGGCGTGAAGCTGGACAGCAACGAGCCGCGGATGGATTCGCCATCGCTGAACGTCACAACCGCATTCAGGCTGTCCTCCGGGACGCCCTGGTTCATCAGGCGCGTGTGGGCGCCCATGGCCTGGCTGGAGTTGAGAATGACCTTGGTGGGATCGGTGGCGTTCTTGCTGAGCGACGTTCCGGCGGTGCCGCCAGCAACCCACGAATGAAACTTCGTGAACTGGCCTGCCAGATACTTGTCCACGGAGTGGGCCAGCGTCGAAGCGGCCGACTTCATGGTTTCGTTCTGCATCAGGGCATTGTAGCTCTGCACATACTCGATGTCGCCCACGGAGATATGGACCTTGGAATACTGGTCCACGCTGAGCGGCGCGGTGCCCACGATCAGGTCTTGGACGGCCAGGTTGGCGGTGCCATCCTTCTTGTCCACAAACCGGGGCGGACGCTTCACGTTGACGGTGAGTCCGTTTTCGTTGGACACCTCGTCCTTGAACTCGCCACTCACCAGCTTGCCCATGACGAGCTGGTTTTTCAGGAGCAGCAACATGACGTTGGCATATACCTGTGCATTCAGAAATTGATTGTTCACGACACACTCCGAGTCCGTTCACCTTATCGGCGGCGGGCTGGTGCCCTGGCCATCGCTTCAAAGGCGGCGAAGTCTTGCGTTGCTGGCGAGACCGCGCTGGTTGATCCAGCCCCGTTATTCCGCCTGCGCGGAGGTGGGGGCGCTTGAGTCGCTGTTCGCTGGACCGGCTTTTCAGGATTGGTTTCTCGCCCGGAGTCCTCGTCCTGTTCATCGCCGGAAGCTGCAGCCGGGGCCTTTTCGGCCTCGAATTTTGCTTCCTGCCGGAAAAACCACCGCTGCTTTTCAGCATCGGACAGCTTGTCCACCCTCTTGGCTTCCTTGGGGTCGCTTGCGAGGGCATAGGCAACGTCGGCTCCAAACTCACTGTTGAGGATGAGCTGGCCGATAGTGGCGGACAGGGGCCATGCGGCCGGGTCCGACTTGGGGAGTCTCACGGTGTCAAGGACAACTTCCTTGAAATCATCGAAGCGGTCATATCCGGCTTCCTCGAAAGCCGCCCGCTTCTCCGCAATCTCCGCCGCAGCCGCTTCCTGTTTGGAATTGAGCTGCTTCGTCTGCTGGGTTTTGGAAGCATCGGCCAATTCCTGGCGGACTTCCCACCGGGCCAGCGCCCGGATGTACTTGGGATCAAGTTCCCCGAGCTCGAATTTCGAGGGATCGGGTTCCTTGTCATCCTCAGCCTTAGCCGGTTTGCCGTCGGCTGTCAAGGTGCCACGTCCCTCCACCGCGGCAAGGCGCGACTCCAGGGTGCTAAGGCGCGTCTCGGCCTCGCGGGCGCGGGCTTCGGCGGCGCGGGCGCGGCCATTCGCACGACGCAGGCGCACATCCTCGTCCTTGTTCTTGCCTTTGCCGGCGGTCTTGCCCTTTTCCTTGAGGGCTTCGGCCAGGGCGGCGGTTTCCTCCTCCGGCGTCAGCTCCTCGTCATCCTCCAGCTTCAAGACAGTGCGCGCCTTATCCAGCGCCGCGGTCTTTTCCGCCTCGGTGAGCTCGCCCTTTTCGTTCGCGGCCTTGGCCGCGGCCGCGGCGGCGGCGCCAGGCGTCTCGTCAATGATCTTGATTCCAGCAGCACGTTCCTCTGCGGACAGGTTGTCATCGCCCGGACCCTTCACGGTGTCCTTGGGGTCCACGGTCTCCCCGTTGTTGGTCGAGAAGCCTTTAAATTTGGCCATTTCCTGTTCAATAGTGGGTGCTTTGCCGGTCATGTTCAGTCTCCTGTGTTATCCTTGGTCGGCCACGCGAATTGACTCCAAGCTGCCTTGGAGCTCGCGGTGTGCGGCCTGTGATGCGGTATCGGTCTGCTTGCGCATGGCCTCGCCCGGGGCGAGGTCGGCCTGCGTGGCGAAATTGCGAGCGCGGGCGTTGTTCACGGTCGCCTCGCTCTGCGTTTTCAGGAATTCGCCAATCTGCTGATAGAGCTGGATTTGCGCCATGGTGTTGCCCTGCGCTTCCTTCTGCATGGCAGCGTTTTGCTCCTCCGGCGTCATGTCGGCGGGATTGATGATCCCGGGCGGCAGCATCATGCGGAGCCGGCGGGCGATTTCGTCCGCCATCGGCCAGTCCTGCGCCTGCACCAGCAAGTCCGCGATGATCGCGGCCGTCTGAGGCATGGCGTTAATCAGGTTCATCATGTTTTCGCTGGCTTCAATCCGCTTGGTCTCCGTTGACGGGCCGGTGGTTACGGTCACGGAGTATTTGCCGGCGGTAATGTCGTTCAGCGGGTGTTCTGGATCGGCGGCGTTGGGCTGGTTGATGGCCGCGAGCTGCTGCTTGTCATCGCCACCAATGATTTTCACGATCCGCGGCGTGTCATAGGTGGTCGAAATGAGCGCATTGCAGACGGTGCCGCACTCCTCCATCGCCATGTTCAGGTTGTCGTGATAGATGATGGAGCCGGTGTCACTGACGCGCTGGCGGGCCATGATCGCGGCGCCGCTCACCTCGTTGGACGGCATCCCAAGGTTCGCCTCATGGATGTTGGTAACGTCCTTGATGTCCTGGTTCGTGAATTCGGCCTGCTGCATCAGCGCTGCCTCAAGCTGGGCGGGCGCGGGACGCTCCGGTTTGGTGCCGCTTTCCTGATTCCAGATAAGCAGCGGGTCATCGGTGAGGTGCGAATTACGCCATTCCATTTCCCGGCCGGCTACGGCGGTGTCCGAGGCGAGCCACACAGCGCGCGGCGTCTGCATCAGCTTTTCCGCCACGACAGAGCGCCAGAAATTGTGGAGGCGCTGCGGGTCTTTTGCGAAGCGCACCAGGCCCCAGCGGTGCGTCCATTCCCCGACTCGGACTTCCCAGCCAGGCACACGGAACACGGGCAGGCGCCTT